GTGCGCTGGCTGATAGTGCAGTGCAGCCCAATGACAGCCCGACTTTTGCTGGGCTAACTGTAGACACCAGCACTCTGGTCGTGGATGCGGCGAATAATCGGGTAGGGATTGGGACGAGTTCGCCTGCTTTCCCGCTCGACGTAGCTGGCTCAGGTTCTTTCCTAGACGTAGTGTATGTTTCAGGGAGCCAGCCGATTGTCAGGATTAACGAAACCGACGATGGCGCAACCCATAGGATTATTTCTGCTGGTGGTGATCTTTACATTCAGGCGGATGGGACAGGCAGTGTTTCCAACAGCGGGACACTACGCCTTACAGGTTTGCTTGGCGATGACCTCAGTCTTTTACAACTTAAAGCATCCACCGTTACTGTTGACAGCGGCGGCTCAGAACGTATGCGCATCAACAGCAGCGGTAATGTGGGCATCGGCAGGACTTCTCCATCAACTGCGCTTGACGTAAACGGCACTGTGACCGCAACTGCATTTTCTGGTAGTGGCTCTGGGCTGACGAACCTGCCATCAGCACAAGTTGGTTCCGCTACGGCTGGTCTTGCTGCTGGTGAGGTAGGCACTTATGCCTTCGCCCGCCGCCCCGGCTCCACAGGGGCGCAAGCTACGTTCGATTTTGGTAGCACATACGCTGGTTCTGAACTGCGCCCTGCTGGCCTGTCAACTGGCGCCGGTGGGTCGGAGAGCAGCCCAAGCTGGTCGTCCGGCACTAATATATACATCGGCGAAGGCAACGATGCAGCGCTATCTGGAACGTGGAGAGCAATGTGCCAGACTAATACAACCACAGCAGGTGACGAAAACCCAGTGGGCGTCTTTTTGAGGATTTCGTGATGACAATGCAGATTTCAGAAATCAGAAGCCCCCGCTTCGTTGACGCCGACGGCATTCTTATCGACGTTGAGATCAAACACCCAATGTATGGCTGGATACCCTACACGATCAACCCCGCCGACGTAGATCAAACCATCAACAACGACGATCTGATGTCCCTAATCAACGAAGCTGGCGGTCCATCGGCATACGTTGGGCCGACCGACGAAGAGCTTTATGCAATGGCTGCAAATAGTGTTCGCAGACAGCGTGATAGCCTGCTGCGGTCGGAAGTTGACCCAATCATCACTAATCCCCTGCGCTGGGCTGAACTGAGCGCCGATCAGCAGCAAGCCTATGTGGACTACAGGACGGCGCTACTTAATGTCCCACAGCAAGCAGGCTTCCCACATGACGTGGCGTGGCCCACTAAGCCGGAGTAGAACATGGACGCCCTCGACATGGCCCTCAAATACATCGTGCTTCCGGTCGGAGGCTTCGTCTGGATGCTATTCAGCCGCCAGCAAGCGCACCACACCGACATTGAGGTGCTAAAGGCGCAGGCCGCGTCCACCAAAGAAGCGCACGACCGCGAGTTCAAGGAGGTGCGCGAAAACTTCAAGCGCGTGTTCGAGAAACTCGACGGGATAGAAGAGGCATTACGCAAATGATAAACGCGGCTGGCATATCGCTCATCAAGAGCTTCGAGGGCTGCAAGCTCACGGCGTATCAGGACAGCGCAGGCGTCTGGACGATTGGCTGGGGGACAACCGGTCGCGCTGGCCTCGGCATTGATCCCGCCGAGGGCATGACCATCACGCAGGCAGAGGCCGATCACTGGTTCGAGAAGGGCGTCAACAAATTCGCCGCCGAAATCGCGCCGCTCATCATTGCGCCGATCAATGCCAACGAGATGGCCGCGTTTACCTCGCTGGCCTATAACATCGGCACGACTGCATTCGCCAAGTCATCGGCCCTGCGCCACTTCAACGCAGGCGACAAGATGGCCGCTGCCGAGGCGATCCAACTCTGGAACAAGGCTGGCGGAAAGGTGCTGAACGGGCTGGTCCGCCGCCGTTCCGCTGAGGTGGCCCTGTTCTTGACGCCAGTGCCGCCAGAGCCAGCGCCGCAGCGGGCCAGCATTTCGCAGAGCAAGACAGTGCAGGCCAGTGCCGTGCAGATTGCCAGCGCGGGAACCGCTGGCGTTGGTGCGTTTGCCGCCCTCGACGGGACCGCGCAGATCGTGGCGCTGGTCATCGCTGGCGTGGTCGGCTTGGCCGCGCTGTTCATTATTCGCGAAAGGGTGAAGGCATGGGCCTCTGGCTGGCGCTGAGCGGCAGGATCAGAACGTGGCTGGCCGTAGCGGGCGGCGTCGTCCTCGCGCTATTCTACGCCTACATCAAGGGCCGCACAGATCAGGGCAAGGCCGACGAGATTGAGGAGCTAAACGAATATGTGGAAACGCGC